CTTCCTGAACCAACGGTCGTGGCGCTCGTTGTTAAAGTTGTCGATGTTGAATTGGCTGCCATATATGGACCATCGGTAAAAGTAATTTCCGATAAGGTCCAACTCGTTTGTCCAGTTCTTGTTAATTTACTTACTTCATGACTCGAATGGCAGATATACATCGTGTCTGCAGATTGAGCAAATTTCAAATCAGGAATTTGTGCTGTCGTGTAGCTTGTTGTTATCTGATAAATTTTATTTGCAGTTCCAGCGGAACTGTAAGTAGAATAACCAGAAGTATCTACATTGTTTCCATCAACATCCTGTAATTCAAAAGTGTTGGTTGCTTTATTTGAAACCTTAAAAGTTTTGTTATTAACCTGTGTCATTCCCACAACCGAGGAAATAACAACAAAATCTCCATTGCTATAGCCATGAGCTGTAGCAGTAACCACTCCTGGATTAGCTTTAGTTATTCCTGAAATAGTTATATCTCCTTCAAGGATTTGACCTTTGTCTTTAAAGAATCTTATATATTGGTTTCCAAATTCCAGCATATAAGTCTGGGTGGTACTAAACTCGAATGGAATTAATCTTGTTTTTAAACTACTGGTTTTAACTTCGCTTACAAACTGAGTGCCAATACGCCTGGAAGCCATACCTTGTGGGTGAACCATCATATTCTCAAGAGTTTTTGCTCCAGAGGAATACTTCTCGAAATCCGTTCTCCCTGACAACTTTGGAGAAAATTCACCAGCTATAAAAGAAGTTAAGGCAAGAGTTGTACGTGGCATATTATTTTTTGACTATCTATCTCGGTAAATTATTAATTAGTTTGTTAAAGAGGCGTAACCAATAGGAGTAAAGCTTCTTTAATTATGTAAAATCACTATACACACAGCATAGAGGTGATTGGTTTTGACGGATCAGTCACCTCTTTTTTTTATGCGTATTTCTTTTTCCAAATTTCTTTTTGAGTTAAATTCATTTCATCATCTTTTTGTTTTGTTTTATGATGAATAATACCTGGATTTAATATTTCCACTAAAGCGTATCTATAAACTTTTTCAGATTTTCCCCATTGGAAATGAATTAAAAATCTTGGTTCATTATATTGAGTAATATTTCTTGGATCGAAAGCTGCTAAAGTCATCACAATCTCGCATCCACGAACTCTCCCGATTCTACTGTTGAGACGCTATTTTCCGTAGCATCGATGAAGCGTGCTTCACGCAATCTCTCGTCAGCCAAATCACGGTATTTAGTTACAAGGCTAGCATTGTTAGTTATTGGATAAGTAAGATCGGCAGCAATGCTTGTTGCCAAAGCTTCGTATAAATAAGCATCATAATTAGTCGGATCAACATCAAGTGCAATGTAAACCAGGTACACAGTTGTTTGATCAGTAATCAAATCTTTAGATTCAATTTTGTACGGTAAATCCGCTTCGATGCTATCTGTTGTACCGTTAAATATCTTTAATACTCGCAAAAAATCTGAAGGAAGCGCATATGAATACGCATACTCACACACCGGTGCAGATGAATTTCTACCGAGTTCTACACGCTTGATGAGACAGTTCCAGTTGTGACTCCTGAAAACTCTATTCCTAATTGGCTCGTATCTTTGGTTACACAAACGAGCATTCTTCGTATCTTCGGTTAAGGAAGAAATGGTGCTTGCTCCTAAAAGATTTAAAGCGCTATTGCAAATATCTATAATGCTAGCCATTTTTCACCTACCTCTTGTTTTTTTTCAGGACAATAAACATAAATATTTGTTGGAATTTTATTCTCCATCATTTTTTTGTACATTCTATTTCCTAATTTTTTTCCATCTTTCATACAAGTTTGTTTATCTAAATATTGAACATTTTGTTTTGGTTGAAATTTCAAACATTCGAATGTGGGAATACAAACAAAACCCACGATTATAAAAGTCTTTAACATTAAAATTCGGTAAATTTATTTTAAAAGCCTGGCGGATATTTCACCGCCAAGCTTAATAATGCTTAGTGAACGTAAGTCACTTGCATTGTTATATCTCCTTCAACAGCCGTACCGGCTACTGTTTCGATAGTTAGCGCAATTCTCAAAGGAACGCCTGGATCGCTGGATAAACCAGCATCTTCCCAAACGAAGTTTGAAATAGCACTTACGTTCCTAGCTTCAAAAGCAAGTTCTGTACCTGTTGTAGATGCAGATGCAAGACAGCCTGATGCCGTAGCATAGGCGTCTCGATCTATAACTGCATTCGCAGCGTAAGAAGAAGTTTTGATAGGTCCGTTATACACTCCAACGTCAGTCGCTAAGCCAGAACCAGAATCCAAATCGTCATTGAATACTTTAATACTTAGGATTTTTGCATTGCTTGGTACTTCACCCAATAAGATAATGTCATCATCATCTATATCAGTTGTAGCTGCCAAAATGGTATCCATAAATACTTTTACGGTTCCAACAGAGCCTTTTTCTAGGAGTGTACGTGGTGTCGTGTCTAGTCTGGTGATTTCTACACCTTTAGCAGTTGCCATATAATTTATCTCCTATTACTCGTTGCAAGGAATCTGCACTACTTTTTCTTCTTCCATACGAGTCGCACCTAAATCCATCGCATAATAAACTTGCGTTGAATAAGATTTGTCCGCACGTTCTGAAATTTTTGCAGAAATATCCTTGCCGATACCTAGCTTGACTGCATCCTCTGTGAATGCAAAAACTAATCTATCGGTTGTGTTAGTCGAATCCTTGTTGAGTCTAGTCGACTGAATGAAATTAAATCCAAGAAAAGAATCTACAGTTCCTGTAGCTAGTGCCTTTACAACAGCATAATCACTAGAAGTGACTTCTGTTACTGCAAGTAAATCTTGAATTTGTTTTGGACCGCAGACCAAATATCGTTTTAGGCTGGGATCCACATCGTTGTTATCAAGTATGTACTTAGCTGATCGCAACTTTGCGATAGTGAGTCCATCCGACTGCTCCGATGTTGCAGTCTTTTGACCGCTTGGTAGTGAAGTTGATGTTCCGCCACTCACGCCGGTATTTGCAGAAGCGTTCATTGCAGTTATGATAGTGTCATCAATTGATCTATTCATCGCTGCTGCTGCTGCTTTGGCATAAGTAGAAGTAGGATCAATAAGCATCCTAACTTTGTCGGCGTCATCCACTAAGTCACCCCATTCGTAGGTATTAAGACTAAGTTTTCTACGACTATGTGGGGTATCGATTTGAGGAGTCGAACCATGTCTGCTCGTTCTTAATTGTGCAGCGGTTACGCCTATCTGATCAAAGAAGGCTGACTTCCCACGAATTGATTCCACATCGACAGCAGATCTTAGCTTACTACCAGTTTGTTGTGCCAGTAACGACACGTTCGCCGAATACTGTTCAACAAATGAAGTTGTAATTTGTGTTGACATATTACAATTCTCCTGTGTTAGTGTTAAACAAATTTTCGGTTGATTATCTTTTTAAAAAGATCTTCCTGTGTTTTATATCCACTCGATATTAGTCTTTCCTAAAGTCAACAAAGATCTTGCGATTGCCTTTGTATCTTTCACTCTGCTTGCGCAAAGCAAAACTCTTTATTCAACAGCCTCTTCATTATTCTTTTGTTGAAGTAATGAATGTACTTCCTGTACAGCGGCTTCGTGATTGAGATGGTGTTTATCCCAATATGCGGAGCCAGGTTGTTGTAATGCTGCAATCTGTTTGTTGATTTCAGACATAGATAAATAAGATGAAGGTTCACCCTTTACTAGGCTATCCTCACTTAATTTACTTGCTAAATCCGCAAACGCTCTGACAACAGTTGGATTATTTCCAAGTATGCTTCCATCAGCTAACAAAGTATTTGAAAGGAACTCGTTACCTAATGTGTTGGTTGCCAAATGCCTAGCAGCATTTATTTTATCTTTATAAGCTGGTCCAAATTCTTTTCTCAAAGATTTCTCAGCTTCGATGCGTGATGTCTCGGCTTTAGAATTAGCATCGATTTCCGAAGAATTTGCTAGTTCCTGATAATACTGAATTATTCCGTCAGCTTGCTGAGGCAATAATCCAAGCTTATGTGCTTGCTTTGAAAACGCATTTAATGAATCTGAATCTAATTTACTTTCTTTCGGTAAATTATATTTATATTCATCTGGTGTTTCTGGTCTACCAAGTTTTTGATAAACCTGATCCCAATCAGATTCCGTAGAATGTTTGTTGGGTATTGCCAGTTTTTCTAAACCAACCATACGGTTTGCGTTTAGATAAGACTTTACAAAAGAATCCATACTGGAAAAATTTTGCAATGATCTTTCGTCTTTGTATTCCTGTGGAATTAGCGATTTAAAATCTACCGCTGGTTTTTCTACAGGTTGGTCTGATGATAAAACACTTGTCGTAGTTGTCTCATCAGGTTGAGTTGGTTGTTCATTAACAACCGCTTCAGTTGTCTGATCCATAAGATTACTCCTTTTTATTGACCATGTTTTTTATAAATATGAATACGCTTCTATTACCTTCGAAGAACGCGGATTCGTGACTATCGCCTTTACAATGTGTTGTAACTTGATCGCCACATCGTTTTGAAAGATCCAAAAGAACTCTTTTACCCTCGTCACTTCCAAAAACAAATTTATAGTCTCGAATTAATCTTTCGAGTTTACTGTTTGTTTGTTGCTTCATTTAATTGTTTCACTACAGGCGCAGCATCTTTCGCAACTTGCGCTTCTTGCATCGCTTGTTGCATTTCGGCTTGTTGAGCTTGTTGCTCTTGACGTTCAGCTCGAATGTTCTGGACTTCAGCATCGGATTTAATCATCGTTGCTGGTAAGCCTAAAATTTTTATTAATTCCTTAACTAGACCGTTTGAATCTAAATAATCCATTACAGGAGCCACCTGGGAAATCGAACCAAATATCTCCATTCCTCTCATAATGCCTGACAATTGTGATGCTTTTTGCGCCAATGCCATGCTTGAAATATATTCAATTTCTATTTCCTGGTTTGTTAAAATTTTCGGTGCTTCGATAAAATGTCCGTTACGCAACATAATATTAAAGACTCGAGTTATCATCGGTTGCAAAAGTTCTCGTTGCAATCTTCCCATCGTTGGACCTAAGACTTTTAACCGTTCTTCCTGTCTGGCTTGAACTTCAGTAGCTGTAAGTGTGCGTGAGCTGGCTTCCTGGATCAATAACTGATCTACAAAGAAAGCTTTGGCAATCGATTTTCTTCTAGCTTCTTCAAGGTTCAATCCTAAACCAACATCGGCCCCAATATTTAACGGTTCAATTTTATCTCTGGCGCCAGCGCGGTAGAAATTGAGTGATCCTGGACTCGTTCTTATAGGTAGAACTGCACTGTCATCCGGAATTAATAGAGGAGGGTTTATAGATTTAGCTGCCGCTAATAATTGAGTCTCTACAAGCTTGTTCAAAACTTTTACATCTGGCAAACATGACATAGCCGGACTCCTCCCAAAAACCTCGTTGCTGCTTTTTAGCCAGCGAGGCACAAGGTATGGAAATTCTCTAAAACCGGATTCACTAATTATATTTTCTGACTCCATTTCCAAATAAATAGAAATGAACGGCATATTAATTTTGTCCAATTTTTTTGGATCATATATCTCTCTAGGTTTAACAATATGACAAAGTTCCACATCGTCAAATGGAGAGTTCTTATATAAGCTTTGAATATTTTTACTTAGGTTTTCTAAACCCCACTTTTCTACCGCTGCCTTTGCAGTTATTTTAAATTTACGGTACATGCACCTAATTGCGCCTCGAGCATCCTCGGCTATAAACATTTCTTTAACATGCCTTGAATTGAACCTTATGATGTCATCGCCGTCCCACTCTAAGCCACC